TCAAACGCAACATCAGAAGAAACATTAGGTGGTCAAACAAAAACAGCAGTAGTAGATCCACAGGTAGATGATGAAGTGGATGGTGAACTTCCTTTCTAAGGAAACACTTATAAGATTGGGTGTTGAAATATATACCCAATCTTTTTTTATTTTTTAAAACTAAATTTTTTTATGGCAAAATCAATTAAGAAAAAAGACTTCGGAGGTGGGGACGATGATTTTATCAAGCAGTTTTCATCAAAGACAAAATATAAAGAAACCGGTTTTTATTTCTGTGGTGATGCGTTTTTAGAAGCGTGTGGGTTACCGGGACCTGTAATGGGTGGGATTAATATGTTCTTGGGTCATAGTAACTCTTCTAAAACAACAGCTTTAATTTTAGCTGCTGCAGATGCACAAAAGAGAGGACATCTACCTGTGTTTATTATTACAGAAAAAAAATGGAGTTGGGAACACGCGGTTGAACTTGGATTACAAGCAGAACAAGATGAAGATGGTGAGTGGCATGGTAATTTTATCTTCAATGATACATTTGAATATATTGAACAAGCAACTGATTTTATTAATAACATTTTAGATGGTCAAGAAAAAGGTAAGATTAAAAAATCTTTGTTGTTCTTGTGGGATTCTGTTGGTTCAATTCCTTGTAAAATGACATTTGAAGGTAAGGGTGGTAAAATGCATAACGCATCTGCACTATCTGATAAAATTGGTATGGGAATTCATTCAAGAATTTCTAAATCAAAAAAAGAAGATTATCCAAGTCCGGAATATCCACTAATTAATACATTAGTTGTTGTTAACCAACCCTGGGTTGATTTACCTGATAATCCATTTGGACAACCTGAAATTAAAGCAAAAGGTGGAGAAGCATTGTGGTTGGCATCATCTATTGTTTTCTTGTTTGGTAATCAAAGAAAATCAGGTATTAGTCATATCAAGGCAACCAAAGGCGGTAGAGATATTTCTTACGCAATTAGAACAAAGATTTCAATACTGAAAAACCATGTTAATGGTTTACAGTATAAAGATGGTAAGATAATTGCGGTACCTCAAGGTTACATTTCCGATACTAAGGAAGCACTTGAAGAATACAAGAAAAAATATTCTGATTATTGGAATGGTATTTTACAAGGTACAGGTGAAATTCAACTTAGTGAATCAACTGAACCTGAAATAGACGAATAGTATTTTTTAACTTTAATAAAATGGTTAATGTCGGTTTTACTTGTTGATGGTGACAATTTACTTACAATCGGTTTTTTTGGTCTCAAGAATTACTTCTATAAGGGGCAACACATTGGAGGAATCTATCATTTCCTTAATACTCTTAGAAGAAGTTTTGAAGCATACCATTTAGATAAAATTGTTGTCTTTTGGGACGGTGAAGAATCATACAGAACAAGAAAAATTATCTATTCTCCTTATAAAGAGAACAGAAGGAAAAGAATTAAAAGTGAGGAAGAGTTAAGTTCCTATTTATATCAAAGAAATAGAATTAAAAAATATCTTGAGGAAGTTTATGTTCGTCAAGGTGAATATGAGTTCTGTGAGACAGATGATTGTATCGCATATTATACACACAATTCACCAAATGAGAAAAAAATTGTTTATTCTTCTGATGGGGACTTGACTCAACTTATCTCTGAGACCACAAGTATTTATAATCCTTCACATCAAAAATTATATAAACCTGGTGATGTATACATTTATGACAAACAAGAAGTCATAATTGAAAATGTAAAACACATAAAAATGTTGTGTGGTGATTCATCAGATAACATTGCTGGTATTAAAAATTTTGGTATTAAAAAACTGTTCATTTTATTTCCTGAAATAAAAGATAAGAAAGTAACATTAGAAGAAATAAAAAACAGAGCAAATGAATTGTTTGAACAAGATAAGAACAATTATTTGATAAAAAATTTTATAACAGGTGTTACAAAGTATGGTGTTTTAGGTGAGGAATTTTTTGAGTTAAATAAAAAAATTGTCAGTTTAGATGAACCTATATTGACAGAAGACGCAAAAGAAAATATTGATTTATTAATCAGTGAAAATCTTGACCCGGAAGGTAGATCATATAAAAATACAATGAAAATGATGATGGAAGATGGAATTTTTAATCTTCTTCCAAAATCAGATGACGCTTGGATAAACTTTCTAAATCCTTTTCTGAGATTAACTAGAAAAGAAAAAAATAAAAGAATAATAAAAATCAAAAATCATGAGTAATCAAGAAGTAACGAAATTCGAATTCCTTTTAACATTAGGAGGAAACATTGTTTGTCAACGTTATTTTAACGTAAAAGACCACAACCCAAAATCCAGAAGGTCAATGGATATACATTATTATGTAAAAGATGTTTGTGAACAAATAGAACACGATTTAAAAATTAAAAGCTCAAATTATTTGTGTGAGAATCAAAACTCATATCATTCTATTGAAAGCACAGACGAAAATGTGGACCATTTTCTTTTGGAAATTAAAATTGTCGATGAAGTTTTTGTTCAGAGAATATTTCCGGCTTATTTGTATCATCCAAAGGCAAGATATACGGTTGATATTAGACCAAAATTGAAGAGAATTCTTTCAGACTTAACTGATATTTTATCTTCAAGAGAATTAGAAACAACATATCTACAATACGAACTTTAATTAAACTATTATATGCAAGAAAAAAATTTTGGGTACTTAGGTTTTTCATTTCAACAATCTTTGATTAAGGCAATAATAGAAGATAAAAAGTATGGAGAAACTATAATTGATGTACTAGAGAGTAAATATTTTGAAAATCAATCTTTCAGGTACATAATGGAGAACCTGAAAGAGTATTATACAAAATATAATAAAATACCTGATTATCAAACTGTTGCACAAAAAATCACAGCAGAGACAGGAAATATCGAGTCTTCTCAAATACATTTAGATACTCTTCAAATAATAAAAGACGCAAATTTAGAAACATCTTATGTAAAAGACACTGCATTAAATTTCTGTAAACAACAAAATTTAAAAAGAGAATTAAAGATAGTTTCAAATATTATTGAAAGTGGTGAATTTGAATCTTATTCTAAAATTGAAAAGATAATTCAAATGGCATTACAAGTCGGAATTCATTCAGATGATGCAACTGATATTTTTCACGACATTGATGCAGCGTTAGAAAAAAATGCAAGAGAAGCAATACCAACAGGTATTGTAGGTATGGATAATTTATTGAAGGGTGGTTTAGGTAGAGGTGAACTTGGAGTTGTTTTGGCACCAACCGGAACAGGTAAAACAACATTACTTACTAAAATTGCCAATACCGCTTACAATTATAACTTCAATGTTCTTCAAATATTTTTTGAAGATAATCACGCACAAATTAGACAAAAACATTTTACAATATGGACAGGTATTTCACCTGATGAACAATTATTAAATGTTGATGCAGTTAAAGAAAAAGTAAAAGAAGCTGAAGAGAGGTCAACAGGAAATATCAGATTGTTGAAATTTCCAAGTGATAGTATAAGTGTTAGTGATATTAAATCTAAAATCAGAAAAATGATTTCTGATGGTTTTAAAATTGATTTATTAGTTTTAGATTATGTTGATTGTATTTCACCTGAAAGGTCGGCAGATGGTGAAGAATGGAAAGGAGAAGGATCAATTATGAGAAGTTTAGAAGCAATGACTAGTGAATTTAATATTGCCATTTGGACCGCGACTCAAGGTAATAGAAATTCAATCTCATCAGAAATTGTAAATTCAGACCAAATGGGTGGGTCAATCAAAAAAGCACAAATTGCACACGTAATCATATCTATTGCAAAAACGATAGAACAAAAAGAACACAAACTGGCCACACTAACTCTACTTAAGTCAAGGATTGGTCAAGACGGGGTTGTTTTCCAAAATTGTAAGTTTGATAACGAATATTTGGTGATTAACACCGATACTCAAAATACCTTACTTGGTCATCAAGAAGAGAGACAACAGAACAATCAAAATAGAGCTAGAGAGGCGTTTTTACAAAGACAACAGGTAGGAAATAGAAGGTAAAAATTTTTTTTTCACAGACCTGGATTTTGAAAAATATATATGGTATTTATCTTTACCTCAATCAAAATCGGCGCCAAAAATGATGAGAAATAATACATAAAAAATTAAAAAAAGTTACACATGAATTTCAAAGATATCGAAGTCCCATGGGGAGAAATCGGTTACATTACATTTAAACGAACCTATTCAAGAAGAATAAAAGAAGATGACCCTAATTCAAAAACAGAAGAATTTTGGCAAGTAATTCAAAGAGAACTTGATGCATCAGATAAACAATTAAACGTTGGTTTTACTGAGGAAGAAAAAGAAAGATATGCAGAATTAAGAATGAAATTAAAGTTCTCAACTGCAGGAAGATTTATGTGGCAGTTAGGTACAAAAACGGTAGATAAATTGGGTTTACCGTCTTTACAAAATTGTGCTTTTACCGTGGTGAATTCACCTATCAGACCATTTACTTGGGCGTTTGAAATGTTGATGTTAGGTAGCGGTGTTGGATACAATATTCAAAAACATAATGTGTATCAATTACCTAAACTTAAAAATAAAATTAAGATTGAAAGAAAGGACACAAAAGATGCGGATTACATCGTTCCTGACAGTAGAGAAGGATGGGTAAAATTACTTGGTAAGGTATTAAAAGCTCATTTTTATGGTGGAGAAGGGTTCACCTACTCAACTATTTGTATTCGTTCAAAAGGAGCACCAATTAAAGGATTTGGCGGTACATCTTCAGGTCCGGAAGATTTGTGTTGGGGTATTAATGAAATTCATAAAATTTTAAATAGTAGGTCAAATAAAAAACTAAGACCAATTGATTGTTTAGATATTATGAACATCATTGGTTCTGTAGTTGTTGCGGGAAATGTTAGAAGGTCAGCACAAATTGCATTAGGTGATTTTGATGATTTAGAGTTTTTGAAAGCAAAAAGATGGGATTTAGGTACCATTCCTAACTGGAGAGCAATGAGCAACAACTCAGTTATCGCTCCTGAAGATATTGATGAACTACCTAATGAATTTTGGGAGACATACAATCAGGGAGAACCATATGGTTTAATTAACTTGGAATTATCAAGAAGCGTTGGTAGAACAGGTGAAACACAATATCCTGACCCTGACGTAGAAGGATTTAACCCTTGTGCAGAACAATCTTTAGCAAATTTTGAAACGTGTTGTTTAGGTGAAGTTTATCTTCCAAATATCGATAGTTATGATGAATTGAAAGAGGTTCTGACATATGTATACAGAATGAATAAACATTCTTTGGCGTTACATTGTTCATTGAAAGAAACAGAAACAGTAGTTAATAAAAACATGAGAATGGGTATTGGTATGACCGGTATCCTACAAGCAACTGAAGAACAACAATCATGGTTAAAAGATGCGTATGTTTGGTTAAGAGGGTATGATAAATGGTATTCAGGTGAGAAAGGTTTCCCTGAAAGTATCAAATTAACTACAGTTAAACCAAGTGGTACATTGAGTCTACTTGCAGGTGTTACTCCAGGCGTGCACCCGAACCCAGCGGGTCCTTACTATATCAGAAGAGTTCGTATTTCTTCACATTCACCATTAGTTGAGGTTTGTAGAAAACATGGTTACCCAATTGAATATCAAAGAAAATTTGATGGTTCAGAGGACAAATCAACCATGGTTATTTCATTCCCATGTAAATTACCTGAAACAACACCAGTTGCCGCTGATTATGACTGGAAGACACAAATGGACATGGTTAGAAGAATGCAATCAGAGTGGTCTGATAATTCAGTAAGTTGTACCGTATATTACAAGAAAGAGGATATGGAAGACATTAAAGAGTACTTGAGAAAACATTTTAAAAATGAAATCAAAACAGTATCCTTCTTGTTGTACTATGGACACGGATTTGACCAAGCACCATACGAAACGATTACTAAAGAACAGTATGAAGATATGGTTGGTAAAACCAAACCAATAACCTCTGTTGAATTTAAAGAGGATGAAATGGAATTACAAGAATGTGCAACCGGTGCGTGTCCAATCAAATAAACTAATAGAAAATATCGATTACTATATCGACAAGGAGTCAGGACTTATGGTTCTGACTTCTTTTTTTCATTTAAAAAGAGGGTTTTGCTGCGGGAATGGTTGTAAACATTGCCCTTTTGAACCAAAATATATAAAAAATAATAAAAACAAGAAAAACCCATAATTTATGGGTTTTTTAATTTACTATAAAATGAGTTTTATATATAATATAGTATGAAAAAAGTACAAATTTTAAGTAAAAAAAATGCGGATAGAATGTATCCTTTTTTGTGCACAAAATTCCAAATATATTTTAATTATGTGATTAACAATTATGAACCTGAATCAATAGAATATGAAATAGAACAAGATTTAATTGATTATTCATATATGGTAAACGCAACACCACCCGTATTAATACCTTTGTTTCATAAAATACTTAAACCTTCACCACCAATTAAAAATCCAATACTTAGATTTTTTAAAAAAGTTAGATTGTTTTTAAAATACGAAAGATTTTTTATTAAAAAAATTGACCCGAGTTTAATTAGGATTGGTGAAAAAATGACAATAACTCAAGATTTAAGAAGAAAAAATTTCAAAAAATTGTTAGTTAAAAGAACAGAACATGGTCTTGAAAGTGTTACTAATTCAAATGTATTTTGGTCAAATGAAGAATTTAAATATTTGAGAGGAATAAAAGATAATTCTACCGAATATTTGAATTGTCAATTTAATGGGTATAAACCTCATTCGTTATAATTAATTTTATTCTTCTTTATATTTATTGATATGGCGGTAACATACGGTATAGATTATCCATTTAGAGACAGTTTAAAAGGTGATTTTTTAAAATTAACTGAATCACCTGAAAGAGAAGTTAGAGCTAACTTATTACATCTTATTCTGACAAGAAAAGGTACCAGATATTATTTACCTGATTTTGGTACAAGAATATATGAATATATTTTTGAACAAAACGATTTCATATCACACGCACAAATAGAAGAAGAAATAAGAGAAGCGGTTAGAAAGTATATACCAAATTTGGACATTAATTCAATCGAAGTATTATCAGCGGAAAATGATGAAGATTTAGATTATGGAGCAATGGAAGATGAGGACACAAGATTATTTAGAGCCTCGTCATCATCTGCTAAACCGTATACCGCTAGAGTTAAAATCGATTATACGGTAAATAACGGTGCATTTGCGTCATCCGATTTTATAATTATAAACATATAATATGGCAAAAAAGATATCATACGCTATTAGAGATTTTGCGGGTTTAAGACAAGAGTTGGTTAATATGTCGAAAGAATATTATCCTGACTTAGTTAAAAATACTAATGACGCATCAATATATTCAGTTCTTTTAGATATAAATGCTGCGGTTGCGGATAATTTACACTTTCATATAGACAGAGTTTGGCAAGAAACAATGTTGGATTTTGCTCAACAGAGACAATCACTATTTCATATTGCAAAAACATATGGAATGAGATTACCGGGTAACAGACCTTCAGTGGCGTTGTGTGATTTTTCTGTAAATGTTCCGGTTAGAGGAGATAAGGAAGATGAAAGATATCTTGGTGTGTTAAAAAGTGGTGCTCAAGTTTCAGGAGGAGGTCAAATATTTGAAACAATTGAAGATATTGATTTCTCAAAACCATTTAATAGTAGGGGTGAACCTAATAGATTAAAAATACCAAATTTTGATGGTAATAATAAATTAATTTCATATACAATCGTAAAAAGAGAACCTGTGGTAAACGGGGTATCAAGAATATACAGAAGAGTAATTACAGAATTAGACCAAAAACCTTTCTTGAAATTGTATTTACCAGAACAAAATGTTTTAGGTGTCACTTCGGTTATTCATAAAGAAGGGACATCATTCGGGGGTAATCCAACATCAAACGAATTTACTTCACAAACAAATAGGTGGTATGAAGTTAAATCTTTAGTTCAAGATAAAGTTTTTGTACCAAATCCAACTCAAGCGTCAGATACATCTAATTTTATTGCGGGTGATTACATAAAAGTAGAAAATAAGTTTATCACAGAATATACTCCCGAAAATTACTTTTCATTGACATTTGGTTCAGGTGCGGTTGACCCTATGGAAAATTTAGATAGTTTTATTGAAGGTAATATGAAAGTTAATTTAGGTACCTATCTCAATAATTTATCATTGGGTAGAACACCTAAAGCAAATACAACTGTTTTCGTAAAATATAGAGTTGGTGGTGGTAAGGATAGTAATTTAGGTGTTAGTGTAATAACTAGTGTAGATAACGTTGAATTTAATGTTCAAGGACCTAATTCAAACACAAATACTCAGGTTATTCAATCTTTAACGGTTACAAACGTAACACCAGCAATTGGGGGTGCGGATCAACCGACAATTGAAGAAATGAGAAACATGATTGCATATAATTTTGCTGCTCAGAACAGAGCGGTAACATTAAATGATTACAAATCTTTAATTGAAAATATGCCATCAACTTACGGAGCGCCTGCTAAAGTAAATGTTATGGAAGAGGACAATAAAGTTAGAATTAAATTATTGTCATATGACCAAGATGGTAATCTTACTGATATAGTTTCAGATACACTTAAAAATAACATTTCAAATTACTTAACAGAGTATAGAATGTTAAACGATTATATCGATATCGTGACAGGTGAGGTTATTGATTTAGCTTTAGAAATTGATTTAGTTTTAGATAAAAATGAAAGTCAAACGGATATACTTAAATCTGTAATTCAAGAAATTACTACATATTTCTCCATAGATAAAAGAAAAATGGGTGACCCTTTACTTGTTGGTGATTTGAATAAAATGATAGGAAATGTTGGCGGAGTTGCTAACGTCATCGACACAAGGGTTTTTAATAATATAGGAGGAGAATACTCAACCGCTGAAGTGTCTCAATCATATAAAGACAGTATTACTAAAGAAATTCAACAATCAGATTCAACTATATTTATGAAATCTAATCAAATTTATCAAATTAGATTCCCTAATAAAGATATAAGAATTAGAGTTAAAACTTTAGCTACGACTACATTTTAAAATCATTTTTATTTATTTTAATAGAAAATAACATCGTTTCTATTTATTATAAGAATGATACAAAAGCACAGAATTTCGACAAATATTGGTAAGGACCAAAAAGTAACAGTTGAACTTAAACAGGATTACGATTTATTGGAAATTTTATCTTTAAAATTTTCACAAGTTGATGTTTATAGGTCATTATGTTCCGACTATGGCGTCGTTGTAGGTAGAATTTCCGCAAATAATGGGTTTGGAATACCCAATGCAAGGGTTTCTATTTTTATTCCACTGGCTGATGAAGATGCCGATGACCCCGTTATTTCTGCTTTATATCCATATACTGCAACTGATGATACAAACGATGGTGGTTATAAGTATAATTTATTACCATCAAGAAGACAACATGGTGGACATGAACCCACGGGTACTTTTCCTGACCAATTAGATATTTTAACTAGAGAAGAAGTACTTGAAGTTTACGAAAAATATTACAAGTACACAGTTAAAACAAATGAATCCGGAGATTTCATGATATGGGGTGTTCCGGTTGGACAACAGACATTACACGTTGATGTTGATTTATCTGACATTGGTTGTTTTTCATTAAGGCCTGATGATTTTATTGCTCAAGGTGCGGGCGTTGATCAATTTATGACGACGTATAAATTCAAATCATCACCAGACCTTGCGTCACTTCCTCAAATTATAACATTTGAACAAACAATAGAAGTTGTACCTTTTTGGGGTAACGTCGAATTATGTGAAATCGGTCTAACAAGAACAGATTTTGATTTAGCCGACCAAGGAATTACAATACAACCTAAAGCATATCTTATTGGAGGGACATTTTCTGATACGGGAAAAAATTCAGTTAATAAAAATTGCAGACCCAGAAAGAAAATGGGTCGAAAATGTATGATGACATCTGAAAAGGGTCAAATAGAAACAATTAGATTTACATCAAAAAAAGATTCGCAGAGTAGGCCAATATTAGAAGAAGTGGAGTTGGATGAAGATATTGATGAAAATGGTTCATTTATGATGTCCGTAGATATGAATATGGATTATCTCGTAACAAATGAATTTGGTGAAAATGAATATAGCAACGACCCAAATAAAGGTATACCAACGTCGGCTGTTCAAAGATTTAGATTTACAATTAAAAATGAGAGTTTAGGTAGGGTTAGGACAACCGGAAGTTATTTAGTCCCTAACATTAAAGAACATGTTAGTACTTTTACATATCCTGACGAATCGACAAAATCATATGCGTGGTCTACAAATTACGATGATTATCCTTTTTATGGTCAGTCAGATATTTTAAATAATGTTGATGGTTTTTGGTACCCACAAGATTATTTTTATAGATTTACCTACAATAAAGTCTACACAGTATCTTCTTTTCAAAATTCGTATGAAACTGACTACAATGTTAAAAAAGAACAATTTTTAGGTATTAAAGAAATTGTTCCTGCGGAAGAAGAAGATTGTGACTCTTCAGTTAATACTTTTCCTGTAAATTTTGCTGTTAAGAATTACACTTTTAGTTTATTAATTGCTGATATTTTATTATATATTGAATATTTTCTAAATATAGTAAAATTAGGTTTTTTTAATGCTGCTGTTAAATCAATAATGGGACTCGCATGTTCTATCGATGAATCACCAACAAGAAAACTTTCACTTCTATTAAAAAATTGGGGATTAAATATACAAGAAAGGTCACAAAAAACTTTACATTTAATATCGTATCCCGAATGTGATGAGTGTACTGATGAAAATGACGCAAATAATTTACCACCAATTTTAACCGGATCACCAGTGGCAAATCCGTGTTACGTTGGTACATTTTTAATAAATAATACAGGTAGAACACAAAATGGGACATTACCTATGAGTAATTTTATTTTTTCCGCATCTACTGAAGGTAATTGTGTAAATTGTTCGGACCCTAATTTAGATATTGTATTAGCATCACAAAATAACCAATACTATACTTCCGGGTACACATCTTTGGCACATTTTTATCAAAACATAAATAATTATATTGCAATCACATATAATTCGAATGCTAGTATATTTAGTGGAAATAAGTTTTTCAATATCTTAAGTGATCGTGTACAAGCGTCACCTATTTATTGGAAAAGTTACACATATAATTTCAGTGCGTATGGTGGAATATCAAATTTAAGTTTAGTTTATAATGGAGTGCCTTACAATATACCTTTTCCAATTAGTGCAACAACTTTTTTTCAGAGTTTATCTGGAGGTACGTTTGGTCCATCTGGTGCAACATTAACAATTACTAATCCCAATCAATTCACCATTGCACCAAATTGTACAAAAATTTTTGGTAATCTTACTGTTGTACATACCGGAGGTACTTCACCAAATACGGTGTCACCGTCAATAACAACTAGTTCAATTATTATTGATTATGAAAATATTACATTTTATGATGAAGATAATGCCTTTATAGATTTAAATCCACCATATCCTGCAGTACCAACAGGAAGAACTGTTCCAATTATATTAGCAAACTCTGGATGTACAGAAACTGACCTATCATTAGCGATTACCGCGGAAATTGAATCTGGTTGTAATTTGTACGATTCACCGTACAATGAAAATTTGATTAATTATTATATCACTTCTACCGGTAATTTAAGTACTGATATCGGTGGATTTGGTGATAGGTTTTCAGTTAGTGATGATGATGGTAGGTCATATGTTTTACCTGGTAGTTATACTCCGGGGACTCAAATATACGCCACAGTGGTTAGTGACATTTATAATCTTAATGTTTGTTATTCATCAAAAAAAGGTGGTCCTAATTTTGTTTATTTTGATGACATGCTAGTACCTCTTCCAAGATTGTGGGATGGCTACCTTAGAGGTAAAATTACGAAATCAGGTGTATCTGAATTTAGTAACGGTGTTTTTTATATTGTACCAGGGTCACAAACTTTTTGGAGATTAATTGATATACTTAGTGAATTTAGAAAAAGAAAAAGAGTCGCAAAATTATTTTGTGGGGGTATTGCCAATTATAGTTTTATAAATAATTGGTTATCTGGTTCTTTGTATTTCTTTGCATTTAAGGCGAAAAATAAGAGGAGAAATAACACAAAATATTGTACCGATGTTGTTAAATGGATTACAGACCAATCAAGATTTTATTATAGGTCATGTAGATATGAAGACGCAACAAATACATGGGGTTCCAATTGGTATGGAGGAGAGAAAAAAATAAATAGACCAACAACATTTGTTGATTTGGGTCCTCGAGATGAGTTCATTAAAGAAATATGTACTGACCCAAGTGTAGACCCTAATTGTTCTGTGTCTAGACAAATTGGACCAACATCGTTTAAAAGTTTTGGTGAAATACAAGGACTTAATATAAATTACAGACTTGATGTCACAAATGCGTCATATAATATAAATGATTTTTTTGATAATACCGGATTTTCAGGATACAGAAGAGTAATGAACGGTGATGTTTTACAATTAATATCAATTAATAATGAAGTAGGTATTGAAGAATTTGATTTACAAAACCCTAAATACCTCGGTTATTCGTATCAATTATTAGACCCCGAATTTTATCCTGACGTATTTAGTACGGATGGTGACGGTACACCCGGAACATATATGAGTGGAGGTAAACCAAACGGACCATTACCAGTAACATTTGATTTTACTGAAGATGGTGAGAGAATACGTGCTTGTTTGAATGAACCTACACATATTGACTATAGTGGAAATCATGTACAAGGTAGATTAACTGAATCTTCGCAACCTGTTCCTTTTTATTTATGGGAAAAAAATGCCAGTGGATTTGGAGATAACACACTAAATCAACATTGGGATTTTACACAAATTCAAGTTCAACCTTTACAAGGAATGACTTACGCGTACAGTTTAACAGGTTCACCAAATGATTCTTCAGACCAATATTTGTTATTACCGATGACATATACGTTCCCTGGTGAAACATTTACAGGAAATACCGGTAATGCAACAAATGAATTACCTTATGATGTTGTGGTGGTTTCTCCTGACCCTGATAATCATACCATATACGATAGTGAATATCCAGGATTCACTTATTTATATGTGACTAGTGGTTCTACCTCAGGCACAGAAATAACTGCATATTTGGGTACACTTTATACAAGATACGGTACTGCAGGACAATGGCATTCAATTGCGTGGGATTATACTAACGATTTCTTAATTAGAAGAACTGAGAATTATTATAGTGGTAGTAAACAAATTTTATCAACCCCATTCTTATTTTATTTTGGTTTAAGACCGGGCAATACTGGCTTGGATAAATTTATTGAAAGGTTTGGACCCACCGGAGTGTTCCCTACACAAGAATAATGGAAAAGAAAAGAATTGTTTTACCAACAAAAAAATTTTTTAAGGCGAACGAACAAGACAATAGTCTAAGAATAAATTTATCTCAATCTGAAAATTTATTAAGAGAAGGTGATAAAGATATTATTTTAGATATTGCAGAACAATTTAATACAGAAAGAAATGATAGTAAAAACTATAAGATATATGGTAAGATAAGAATGGTTTTTAGAAATATATTTTCCGGACAAACATCTTATGTTCCATTATCTAGAGATTTATATTTACTTGGCGATGGAACAGGTTCTAATGATGGGTTTTTACCATATAATGAATTTGCGTTTTTAAGAAATGATGTTGTTAGAGAAAAAAACTCACCAAATTCAGGAAGTACTTTAGGTACATTTTCTCAAAATATAACAGTAGAAGGTTATACTGGACATACAACTGTAACACCAATTATGGCACCATATCATAATTGGAATTTATATCTATCTTATGTGTATACTGGTGACACTTCTTTCCCCATGAGATACACTTTGACAGGTAACACATATGCAGATTTTACTGCGGGAGATGGAATACCTTTTAGAGTATATACTAGTGGTAAATACTATAAGTTTATATCACCTGTTGAACACGGAATATCTGCGGGAGAATACCTGATTTTATCAGGAGGTTCGTTTAATAACTCAATACCATTAAGTGGAAGAACATATTATGTGGATAGTGTTGGTGATGAAACATATAATTCGTCAAAATATGTTTTGAATATTTTACAAACACAAATTGAAACAGGGTATACGTTAAGTAACATTATGGTTTGTAAAAGATGTATTGATAAAAATAACATCAATGGTACGACATCACAATATTATGTACACAAACATAAAACACTTACAACATATGATTCTTATTTATTAGACAAGTTAGGTTTTGAATCATCAATATGGGAAGAAGAAAAGAAATTATTATTTGAAAATAGTTTGGGGACAAATGATTATTTGGTTGTTAGAAATAGAATGGAGTCGTTGTATTATTCATTTAAGCAACCGTTTATATTAACTGGAATAACAAATAATTTAGGGTACACACCAACTGATGTGTATGTGTCAGTAATCTTTAAGAACGGAAACGGGTATTTTAACTATCCACCTAAAGTAGGTTACAAATTTCATTTTCATGACACATGGATTGACCAACATTTTAGTGGTAACACCAGCGAAGAAACATCATTAACATCAACAAGTTTTAGTTCTAACACACCTATTTATAGTGCGTTTACATTTAATTCAGGTAATTCGTTATCAGTTGGGTCAACACTTACGGGTGCGTTTGTAGAATATAATGACAGAGATTTCAAAGAAAGAATAATAAGTGAAGCGTTTCATAAATTATCTACACCTAATTTAATTTTTGACCATGATCAAGACGATCCAACAACATACTCTGGAGCGTCCGCAGATAATTTAGTCGGTCTTTTTTATCAACCACATAATAGAGTTAAACTAAGAGAGTTATCACCATACGTTGAATCGTATAATACAAATGACATTTTTAATTTACCTGAGAATGTAAAATATGATAATAATGAAAAATTGTGGAAATGGAGAGACTTATACGACCATGGTTATGTTGACCCTGATGGATACGGGACAGATTTTCCTTTCATGAATAATAATCATTATGTACATAATGATATAAATTTTTACCTAAGAAACGAACAACAATATAGAAATAAGGCGGACGGTATAATAAAAATTAAAAATAGAAATATAGACTGTTAAATGGAAATTCTTAGAAAAACGGAAGACCAAAATATTTTATTGAATACTGAAAACCAATTTAAAACTGATTTAGGTTGGCAAGAAAATTTTCAAGAATTAGAAAGAGAAACTTTATTAAGTATTATTAATCCGATTGAAAATTATGAAACTATGCGGTATATACATAAACCATATACCTCATCAAACGGTGTCTCACAAACAGACATATGGTTTTATTTTTATTTTATTGATTCAACAGGAACAGGATACACAAACGGATTAGATTATGAACTAGTTGGAATAACAGCTAAAGAGAACGAATTAATGTTGAAACAGTCAACCGAAAGTTTTTTTAGATTAGAATTTTATAAAACACCAAATGGCGATATACCCGACAGAACAAATAGAAGACTAGTTTTTGCAAAAAATTTGGCGTTACCATTAGGTGAAAAATATTTGTACACTACGTTGAATGGATTTATTCATTTACCTGTTTTTATGGGTTCAAACTATAAAAATAAAGAAAATATGTATTTGTTTTGGTTTAGTGACGATTCAGCATTTAATGAAACAAATTTAACTGGTAACACATTTTATATGACCGCTAAATTTTATAATGCTAAAGACGGTACTATTTTAGATTTTACCACAACGGGATTAACAATGAATCAACAAGTAATTGAGCCAAGAGACATGTATTATAAAATGCAAATAAATCGTTCAGATTATTCTTATGAAGTGTATAGATATACTAGTGGAACCACAGGAACAAGAATTGGTGAAGCTCATGACCCAATAATATTTTATGAGAAAATGTAAAAATGGAAAAAAATACGTATAAAATATTAATAAATCAAATACCAAAAGTTAAGCTACATTCATTAACAGGACAATATTGGTTTGATAGTTTTGGTAATTTATTTCCGTGGTCAGGAGGTACAAACTTATCACCTGAAACCGGTACAACATATTTTAATGTAAGTGGAGGTACAGTCACTAGTGGTTATTATAGATGGAATGGAACTACTTGGGTAACATATACTGGTAACACTGGTTATGATTATTATGTACCTATTTTTTTAGAAAGTAGTGTTGATGAAATGGGTGTAATGGTTGGGTTTGATGGTAATATTACTCAAATGAATCAATTATGTAATTTTTCTTACACTCAAACAGGTTCAACTATACAAGTATATAATACCTCAGACCCTTTAGTTTTAAGAACATTAAAAGAACAAACATATACAATTAATTGGGGTGATGGAAGTGTATCCGGAATTACAATAACAGACGGAACACCATCAGCGTCATTACCATCATTAACACATACATATTCAACATCGTCAGGATATACTATATCAATAACTTTAGATTCACCTTGGTCTAAACAGAAATTAAGTAAATTAGTAACAATACCTAAAAATATTTCAGTTGCAAATCCTTTAGGTACTTTCAGTGGATTTACCATACCATTTACAATTAATACGGGACAAACAATTGATTATTTAAATGATTATGATTATGTTCAAGGATATACTGGATATACCACAATATCGTTTGCTGCAATTGGTAAAAGTAGAATTTCTGAATTGAAATTATATGGGTCAAACACATATAGTGGAGTAACAACAGGTACGAATAATGGTATAGGATATAGTGCGTATACAATTGATGGTTTATATTATACCGATTATAGTGATGGGTATACTATGATAACCGGGTCAACATCAGGGTATACAAAAGAAGAAATATTCAATAATTTGATAACAAGAAATGAACATTTCCTTGGTTTTATAGATGAACCAACAGTCTATTCTGACATTTTTATTGAAAGAGGTAAACAATCACCTTTGGAAAATAATTTAAGATTATGTGAAATTGATAATGTTGGAGAACTTGACTTGTATGGAAATGGATTTTTTAATGTAAAAAAACAATAAAAATCATATTTATTAATAAAAGTTTATGGCAGTAGGATCATATGGTATAGTAAGACCTTCAGATGTTTCACCAGCGGATGTTGAAATAATATTTCATTATGTTTCTGAAAGGACATCTACTTCACCGGTAACAATGAAAAAATTAAATTCAGAGGATATATTGACCCCTGTTTTTCATAATGCAAATACAACAAATGACACAAATGCACCTAATGTTGAAATTTTGGGTGGTTTATATAATTTAAAATTAAGTGCAGATGACTTTTCAGATTTAGGTATATATACACTACATATTAGACCAAAACAAATCAGAACTACGATTTCTGATTGCGGTATTTTGGCGTCATTACCATCGGTAAGAGGACTAATTATTGACTTAAGTAACATACCATCTGAAGATAGGAATAAATTTACACCTCAAGGATTAGTTGGATATAGAGTTGAATATATAAACACGGTAGATAATAAGAAAATACCTAACTTTTATAGAATAGTTACATCATCTTTTTATTGTACACCTATTGTATCAAATCTAACAAGTACGACACAAAAATCTATAAGGTATCAATATACCGAACAAGCGACAAATTTGATGTTTTTAACTGTAACACCATCATCCGCTCCGTCAAATAAACCTAATACAGTACCATTTATTGGTTCACCATCACAAAAAATTATACTTACAAATACTTTTGTGAACCCAACAACTATTGAGATAGAAATGGTTGAACATGATGCGTCTACATTGGCGAATGCGTTGTATGGTAATCAAACTAAGGCGGTATCTTCCGGTATTTATACGATTTATGATAATAACAACAATATCTATAAGCAATACAACCTATATGAAGTTAAGGATGAATTTAACGAAACGTTGTACGAAGTTCGTGAACAGAGAACAGATATTGACGAAACACTAAACTTTGACACTATTACAACAATATAATGGCCAAATATATAGTACCAAGTAAAGCCGCAAGTGGGGCACAAACATTCAGTGATAGTTTAGTTGGTAATCAAATTACCGATGGTACTAGTCAATTAACTAATACTAATTTTATTTTAGATAAAGTTATCCCTGAAAAAGACAGTAAAAAATTTAGAACAGGTACATTCTCAGATTTTTTAACTCTTGATGATTTAAAGGAGGAAACCAAATCAGTAACAACTCAGTCTAAAAAACAAAAAGAAGAAGAAGTAAAATTTAAAGGTAGTAAGAATGATGCGGGTAAATCTTTATTTGGTTCCTTAAAAGAAAGATTATTAGTTTCATTATCAAGAATAATAAAAAAATATCCGGCAGCGGTTTTAGTTGATAAAAATAAACCATCTAGTGCGAGTCCTTATAGTGCGGAAAATATTGTTTATGACAATAATTTAAAAACCACTGAATTCTTTATACAAACATCGTTGTTTTTTAATCCAATTGATGTTGTTTTTTCTACACCAAAAAGTAACATTATACCAGACTCAGATAATGAAATAAGAAATTTTTATTCTTCATATAAAAATTATGTGATTGATATAAATGGTGTAACATATGGTATTATAAATTACGTAGAACCAAATGCGGTAAATAAAATAAAAATCAAGGTAAATGGTCAACCTTTCCCTAATCTTACAGCATATACGGGAAATTATTTGATTAGACCAACTGATTCAATAACGGAAGAATTTTTTAATGGTTTAGATGATTTAGAAGAAATATTATTAAATAGAGAAACCACACCAAAATATAACGCTCCGTTTTTAATACCTAAAGACAATTCCGATAATTCAAAAACCATTTTAGCAACAGTAGAATATAATTGGCCAATATCGAGAGATGGATGGAATATTGAAATACTTGGTGTTAATTATGAAAAATATGTCACAGATTTAATTGATGTTGCAGACCAAATAGACGATTATAAATCTAACTTATTTGTTAGATTTATGTCATCACCTCAACTTTATGAGTTTGATACAGAAGAAAAGAAGGCGGAATCTGTTTTTCAGTTGTATGGACAAAGTTTTGATACAGTAAAAAAATATATTGACAATATCGCGTACATGCGTAATGTGTCTTATGATGGTATTAATAATTTACCAGACGTACTTTTAAAAAATTTAGCAAATACGTTAGGTCTATCAACAATTAAATTATTTGATGAACAAAGCTTAGACCAAATTTTATATACAAGAATTGATTCACAGTACACCGGAGTTAATTTAGGGTATAATCAAATTGAAGCAGAATATGAATTTTACAGAAGAATACTCATTAATCTTGCTTACTTATATAAATCAAAAGGAACAAGATCATGTATTGAATTTTTCTTAAAATTTATCGGTGCACCTGAACCAATGATTCAATTTGATGAATATGTTTATAATGTAACATCATTTCCAAAATCGTTTGATATTGACCAAGACATTTATGATGTAACATTAGGTGTCAAAAATTTAACGACTGCAACATTTATTCCAAGTGCGTACACATATACTAATACAGTAATTACTTCTTCAACAACATATACTAGAGATGAGTATCCTGTTGAAGAAGGTACAGGTTATCCAAGAAAAGCGTTTAGTGAAGCAAACGACATCTTTTTTGAAAAAGGTGCAGGTTGGTATGATATAACAATTGACCATAGATCGAGAGATATACTTGATGTTGATAATTCAATTACAACTGGTAGAACAAAAACATTAAAGACAAAAATGAAACCATATACATATGGTGAAGAATACTTTGATGTTTTTAGAACATTACCTGGATTAGATACTGGTTATGAATTAGAAGCGGATATAGATAATAGAAAGAGTGAAATTTTTGGTGAAAGTTCATATTTTGTTTTAAATAGAAAAAACATACAACTGTATCTTTCAGCATCAAGAACTGTTGATTATGACATCTATAGAAAATCTAGAAACTTAGAATTAACATTCGGTACCACAACATTATATCCACAAACAGGAGTAACTTTTGCTGAGTATCTAAATGAAGTTTTAAGTAGACTTATAAAGAACTCACATAAAATAAGATATAAAAAGAATTATATAATATTGGAAGATGTCTTTAGAGATTATCTTTCAAGAACAACATATACCCCATTTAATTTTATTGACGTAGAAGAATATATAAATCGAATGAGTCCATACTGGACACAAATGATTGACCAGTTTATTCCTGCTACAACACAATGGTTAGGTGGAAATGTGATTGATAATGGTGTATTAGGTAGACCAAAATATCCATATAGATTTGGTTGTCAACCTAAAAAGTTTATTGAAGAATTATTTCCTGATTTTGAAACAGCGATTGAAGAAGATTTAGAAACATTATTAGGTTCAGAAGAAAATTTTAGAGGTTTAATTAAGTTGACCGGAGTAACTTATTATCCTGTAATCATTATTGATGATGTTGTTTATTCAGGAACAAATTATTCTGTTATAATAAGTGGGACATCAAACACAACAAATAGTGCTCAATTATTTGACCCATTCCCTATGACAGGATGTACCAGTTTAACAAATAATGATCCAGTAAATTTGGCGTTAATTTGTGATTACAAACAATATATTAATCCTGACGTAACGAAAATCAAACAATTATGGATAACCGCATTATCAAATTTAATTGATGATTATATCAATACTTCAGAAACTATGGATGAACCCGGTTGTATTGATAGTTATGCTCCATATACCGCAGAAACGGGAAATAGTTCATGTCCACAAGTACCTAAACCACTTTTAACTTATAATATTTTTGTAGATACAGACGGTATTGATAAAATAGAAATAACATCTATAAAATATGGTACAAATGATTGTTCAGTAAACGATTATTTAGATTATATGTTTAATGCGGAATATTTGACTACACCATCAACTTGTGGGTTAAACGTAAATTTAATAAGTGGTTGTGATGTTTATGAAGGAGGCACTGAAGATTGTTTATTAACCGGTAATTTAGTAATTGAATTAGAAAATGCGGTTGGATTACAAAATAGTCAAGATGGTTGGCCGGTACATATATACACAGATTGTTTAACCGGAACTAACTTAAACATAAATTTTGTTTCGGGATATAGTTTACAATACATAAGTGGATGTACTTTTCAAATAACAGGCGTTACAGAAAATGACGATTTTACCATTAGTGTTTTAGACGGAGCGAATTGTGAATCTAGAGTTCGTTTTAAAGGTTGGCAATTAAAGGCGGAACACGACCCATATGTTCCGGCTAGAAGCCATTATCAAGAATTTTATATTTCTTCTTATGATAACAATGAAGGATATGATATTGATTTACAGACTGGCGTGACATGGTGTGACGATTATACTGGATATACATTAGTATCAAATACTGAAATATTAAGTTCGTACAATTACGGACTTAAAAACGATTCTAAAATAATAAGAATTGAACAAAGTAATATTGCTAATGTCTTATTGGAATTTGCTAATGGAACTTTCACTAATCAAACTTTAGAAGATTTTTTAATATCTGGTGAATTAGAAATTGTTAACGTACAAGATATTAATATTACTAATTGGTTAATAATGGCGGAATATAAACCGTGTACAAGTTTATCTAATCATTCATTTGTTGTTGCACCTGAAAGTGGATATTCATTTAGTTACGATTATTCAGTTGGTTATGTGAATCACATCGATTGTTTAAGTTCAATTAAAAAATCATTAATTACCGGTTTAACTGTAAACAACACATATACAGTGTTTGAAGTTTTACCAACTAGTAAATTTAGAGTT